GTTTCCGACAATATTGCGTTTACGCCTGTCGTGAATGCTAGGTATAAGTGGGAAGACGCACCCGACCCGACAACCATATGGACAGAAGCATCTGATCCATCAACGACTTGGACAGAAGCAGACTACTTAGAGAGGGCCGCATAATGCCTACGACAACGACGAATTATTCTTGGAATAAGCCAACCGTAGGCGGCGACGAAGACGCTTGGGGTGGCTTTCTAAACGGCAACTGGGATGCTCTTGATACGTTGCTTGGCGGCGTTACAAACACTGAGTTTCAAATCCTTGATGGCGCAACTGTCACGACAGCAGAGCTTAATCTGCTAGACGGTGTTACAGCAACAACCGCAGAGCTTAATTACGTTGACGGTGTAACTTCTGCAATCCAAACGCAGCTTAATGCCAAGGTTGGCGCAACCTACACCGGCGATGTAGATATCACTGGCGAGCTAATCGTTGACAGCTACAACGAAACCTACGGCGCTGTTACATCAAGCTCCAACGCCACAACGGTAAATTGTGAGGCGGGCAACGCATTCAGTCACACGCTGACAGAAAACACCACGTTCACGTTCTCTAACCCACCAGCCAGCGGCACTGCGTATAGCTTTAGCCTTGAGATTATTCAGGATGCATCTGCTTCTGGGTTCACGGTCACTTGGCCTGCGGCTGTTGATTGGCCCGCTGCTACGGCACCAACACTGACAGCGACTGCCTCTGCGAAGGATGTTTTTGTGTTTTACACCCGTGACGGTGGAGCAAACTGGTACGGATTTACGGCTGGACAAGGGCTAGGATAAACGATGGCTACGAAGAAGAAGCTATTACAAGCGGCGGCTGGAAATGCTGGTGGTGCTGGCCTTGATGTAGATGAGGTGTTCAGCACATATTTGTATGATGGGACAAGTTCTGCTCAAACGATTACCAACGGCATTGACCTTGCTGGCGAAGGTGGTTTGGTTTGGATGAAGAATCGTACTTCTAGCTCTTATTCTCATGCACTTCAACATACCACTATAGCTAATGGAGGTTACCTTAGTTCAAACAATACTAATGCCTTTCAGGCGGCAGCAAACAACGGTATTTCTGCGTTTAATTCTAATGGGTTTACTTTTGATACAGGAAACTGGGAGGAGTTTAATAATTCCTCACATGACTACGCATCTTGGACATTCCGCAAAGCCCCTAAGTTTTTTGATGTGGTGACTTATACTGGGGATGGAACAAGTAACAGACAAATACCACATTCTATTGATGGGCCTGTGGGTTTTATCCTTATAAAAAGCACTTCCGGCACTGGCAACTGGTTAGCATGGCACAGAAGTGTTGATCCTGGTTATGGCATATTGGATTTAACTCTTGCGTTTACATCGGGTTCTAATGGCTTTTTAGATGCGGTTGCGGATACTTATTTTGAGACTTCTTGGCTTAATACATCTGGCGTATCCTACGTCGCCTACTTATTCGCACACAACAACAATGACGGTGAGTTCGGCCCTGATAGCGATCAAGACATTATCAAGTGTGGTAGTTATACTGGTGACGGTGGGGCGGGAACAACAGAAGTAGACCTTGGGTTTGAACCGCAATGGATACTAGTTAAAGCCTCCAGCGCAGCAGATAGCTGGTTTGTTATAGATAATATGCGTGGTTGGGCTACACATAACAACACAGCTAACGATGCATATCTTTTGCCAAACGCAACAAATGCTGAAAGTACAGGTGGCTTTTTAGATATAACTAGCACAGGCTTTAAGACAACACTTTATAGCAACGTCAATGTAAGTGGCAGAGACTACATCTACATAGCCATACGCCGTGGCCCTCTTGCTCCAGCTGAGACGGCGACTGAGCTGTTTGATGTTGTTACACGAACAGACAGCGGTTCAAATACTCAACACACTGTAGGGTTTGCCCCTGATGTTGTGCTTGATATGTCTCGTCCTTTATACAGTTTTAACTTTGTATATGATAGACTAAGAGGTGGCAAAAAGTATCTTGCTACAAATGCCACAAGTGCAGAAGGTACATTTGACTATATTACGTTTGATGATGAAACAGGGAAGTTTACTACTAAGACGCAAACGTCAGGTGGCATTACTTTTGTAGATTATGTATGGAAACGTGCGCCTAACTTCTTTGATGTCGTTGCTTATTCTGGTAATTATACAGCCAGAACAATAAACCACAATCTTGGTGCGGTGCCTGAGATGATGTGGGTAAAAAATCGCAGCGGTAATGCAGATTGGACTGTTTATCATAAAGACTTAGGCGCAACAAAATATATTGAGTTTAAAACTTATCCTGCCGCAACAAACTCAGCAAGATGGAACAATACAGCACCAACTTCAAGTGTTTTTACTTTAGGTGATCATGGAAATGTAAACGCTACTGGCGATGACTACATAGCCTACCTATTCGCAAGTCTAGCTGGCATATCCAAGGTCGGTTCAGTAACTCATTCTGGAACAACAAACGTGGACTGTGGCTTCTCCGCGGGCAGCCGCTTTGTGCTTCTGAAGCGCACTGATGCAACAGGCGATTGGTATATTTGGGATAGTACTAGAGGAATTGTATCAGGTAATGATCCGTATCTTCTGCTGAACACGACAGCGGCAGAAGTTACGAACACGGACTACATTGACCCGCTATCGTCAGGCTTCACGATTACCAGCAGCTTTACTGCTGGCGACTACATCTTCTACGCAATAGCGTAACTCAACTGACACAGGAGACTTTCAATCATGTCAGAATACCGCAACAGAACGACAGGCGAAGTTAAAACGCAGGGGCAATGGCGGGCAGCTAACCCCAATATGTCTTTGCCAAGGGTCTGGAAAGATGCAACGCTAGATGCACTAAACTTAGACCCAGTGCTGCGCAGCCCAGCGGCCACCACAACAGCATATCAAAGCTCAGTTCGTGATGGCGTTGAGCAGGATGCCAATGGCAACTGGGTAGAGAAATATGTTGCCCGTGACATGTTCCAAGACACCACTGAAGATGGCGTTACAACCACAAAAGCAGAGCATGAAGCGGCTTATCAGGCCACCTTGGATGCAGCAGAAGCAGAGCGTAATCGAACCAAGCGTGATGGTTTGCTGGCTCAAACAGATTACTTTGCGCTAACCGACGTAACGATGGATGCGCCGATGACAACCTACCGTCAGGCGCTGCGTGACATTACAGCCCACGCTAACTGGCCCAACTTGGCCGATGATGACTGGCCGACGAAGCCGTAAAGGGGGAGAAGGCACATGCCGTTGATCCCACTTAACATACCCGCAGGCCAATATCGTAACGGCACTGAATATCAGTCTCAGGGCCGGTGGCGCGATGCAAACCTGATCCGCTGGCACGAAGGCGCGCTGCGCCCCGTTGGCGGCTGGCGTCAGCGCGGAAGCGTTGACCTAGACGGCGTGACCCGCACGATGATTGCGTGGGAAGATAACAGCGCTGGCCGACGCGTGGCGTTTGGAACGTACAATAAGTTGTACGCCATGACGTCTAGCAATACTGTAAGCGAGATCACGCCCGTCGGCTTCACCGCAGGCAGGCAGGACGCTACGTCCTTCACTAGCTATGGTGGCGGGGTTTACGGCAGCAGCCTTTACGGTTTACCCGCAGAAGACACCGGCTCTATTTTGCCAGCGACCACATGGAGCTTGGAAAACTGGGGCGAATACTTGCTGGCTAACACAGCCGATGACGGCAAGATTTACCAGTGGCAGCTTAACGCTTCAACGCCCGCCGCCGTGCTGTCAAACGCCCCGACAAACTGCTCTGGCATGATGGTGACGGAAGAGCGTTTTGTGTTTGCGTTTGGCGCAGGCGGCAACCCCCGCAAGGTTGCATGGTCTGACCGTGAAGATAACAATACTTGGACACCAGCAGCAACAAACGAAGCCGGTGACATTGAGATACAAACCAACGGCACAATTCTCAAAGGATTACGCACACGCGGGCAGTCGTTGATCCTTACAGATCAAGACGCGCACACGGCCACATATAGCGGCCCGCCGTTTGTGTATGGCTTTGAGCGGGTTGGTACGTCATGCGGCTTGATTGCGGCCAACGCAGCTGCGTCGATTGACGAGGGCGTGGTGTGGATGGGCCAGCGCTCGTTCTTCATTTACGCTGGTGGATCTGTGCGAGACTTGCCGTGCGAGGTTGCTGACTATGTTTTCAGCGACATGAACAATGACCAGCGGTCAAAGGTTCACGCCGTTGTGAACAGCCGATTTAACGAAATCTGGTGGTTTTATCCAAGCGCAAGCGCAACAGAATGCGACAGCTACGTTGCATTTGATTACGCTGAAAATATTTGGACAACCGGCACGATTGACCGCACAGCTGGTGTGGATCGAGGCGTGTTTCGTCAGCCCTTCTGGATTGCCGCTGATGGCATTTTGTACGAGCAAGAGGTTGGCTTTGACTACGGTGGCCAAGCGCCGTTTGCCGAAACAGGCCCGATTGCGCTGGGCGTTGGCGAAAACGTAATGGCGGTGCGCGGCATGATCCCAGACGAAAACACGCTGGGTGACGTCAATGCCACATTTAAGACGCGTTTCTATCCAACGGATACGGAGCGAGACTACGGGCCGTATAGCATGGCAAACCCAACAAGCCTGCGATTTACCGGACGTCAGGTAAGAATGCGGGTTACAGGCAATACGTCATCTGATTGGCGCGTCGGCATCATGCGGCTTGACGCAGTGGCTGGCGGGCGCAGATGAGCCGAATACTTCCACCCATTACGGAAAACATAAACCAGTGGGCCGAGAATATGCGGCGCTACTTGGGCCGTGCTTTGGATCAGCTGGGGTTCAAGGAAACGTATTCGTCGGCTTCCGAGAATGGCGTTTTGCTATGGGATAACGTCAACGGGTATCCCGTGGTTTCCAAGAACGGCGAGTGGCGTCAGGTTGTTCTTGAGGATGGCCACGCTGATTTTATGAAAACGGCTGACGTCGTGCCGGTAGCAGCAAACACAGCCTACAAGCTGACTTACGATGCTCCCACCGGCAATGACGGAATAACACAAGGCACGCCAGCTTCAAGGATTGTTTTCGAGGAAGCTGGCCAATACGTCATATCGTTCTCCGCGCAAATATCATCAACGTCTGCCAGCACGGTTCACTTCTACTTCTGGCCAAGCGTGAACGGAACAAATGTTGCCGACAGCGCTATGACAACGGCGCTTCACCAAAACAACGCCACGGTTGTCACGTCGCGCACTCAGATATTCACGCTTGCAGCCGGTGATTACTTGGAAGTGAATTACATGATCGACAACACAAGCGGCTTCCTAAATTACACCGCAGCATCTTCGCCTGTGCCAGCGATCCCAGCGTCAACCTTAGCGATCACGAGGCTTCATGGATAAAGAGCTTGAGAGATGCCGCGACTGGATTGAAGCCGCTTTGGAGTATTCCGGCGGCACGCATGACTTTATTGATGTGGCAGAGGGTATATACAAAGGCAGCATGCAGCTCTGGCCTACGCCGAGGGGGTGCATAGTTACCGAAATAGTGGTATATCCGAGGAAGAAAGTTTTAAACGTGTTTCTTGGCGGCGGCGAGTTGGATCAGATTTTAGAAATGCATGAAGATGTGGTAGCATGGGCGAAATCGCAAGGATGCTCTGCATTGACTATGACGGGCCGGTTTGGCTGGAAGAAACCACTGAAGGCGCATGGCTGGGAGCCACTGCACGCCTCATATGTGAAGGAGTTTGAATAATGTCAGGCGGCAAAGGTGGATCAACAACGTCAAGCGTTGAAATTCCAGAATATATTGAGGAAGCAGCACGCCGCAATTTGGCCAAGGCTGAAGACATTAGCCAGATTGGGTATGTGCCATATTACGGGCCTGATGTTGCCGCGTTTACGCCATTTCAAGAAGCAGGCTTCCAGCAGACTGCTGACGTTGCGTCTGCGTTTGGTGTGGGGCCGCAGATGTCTCAGACGGACATTATGGGCGGCATGCCAGCGGCGACAGAGTTTACTGGTGGTGTGCGTGGATACAGCTCAGCCCCGCTGTACCAGCAAGCCGTTGACGAGCTTGCCGCGCAGCGTCCGGCGCAAGCGCAATTTATTGAAAGCTTTTTCATTGATCCCGTAACGGGCCAAGTGGGATCGCGTGTGCCGACTGAATATGATTATACATCACCCGTTGCACCTGTTGATAGCGGTGGTGGCGGTGGTGGCGGTGGTGGCGTTGCTCCGATTGTAGCACCAGTTTCACCTGTTGCACCTTATACTCCAGCAGACCCCGCCTTAGCTATTCAGCCTGACGAAACGATATTCAGCGCTACACCACCAGAGGTTCAGGTAGCGCAGGAAATACTAGCGACTGATCCGCTGAATCCGCAATATAATGACGCGTTTGAAGCTGTTTACGACTATCAAGCAGAGCAGGCTGCACAAGACCCGACAGGTCAATCAACTGGGTTTGGCATAACGCCAGAAATAATTGACGCTGTTGGCGTAGACGCGTTTTTGCCGCCGGTCACTACTCGAGCAGACCCCGCCTTAGCTATTCAGCCTGATCCAGAGATATTCAGCACTACACCACCAGAGGTGCAAGCAGCGCAGGAATTGCTTGCGACTGATCCGCTGAACCCGCAATACAATGAAGCGTTTGAAACTGTTTACGACTACCAATCAGAGCAGGCTGCACAAGATCCAACAGGCCAATCAACTGGGTTTGGTATAACGCCAGAAATAATTGACGCTGTTGGCGTAGACGCGTTTTTGCCGCCACAAGCGATTACTCCCGACCCGCAGTTAGCCGGTGAAGCGCCTGCGTTTGTACAAGCTGGCCAGCAGCAACTGGCGACACTTCCATCAGACCCTAACTACAACCCAGTTTTTCAAGAAGTATATGATTACCAGTCAGACCGAGCGCAACGAGATCCTCGCGGCCAGATGACTGGGGTGGGCATAACGCCGGATATAATTGACGCAGCTGGCGTGGACGCGTTTTTACCGCCAGAAGCAGGCGGCGGTCTGCTGTCTAATATCGGGGAATTTATCGCCAGCGGTGGGGTTACTGGTGCCGCATTAAGGGGCGTTGGCGGTCTTTTGGAGCCTGCCCTTGGCGCAGCAGAAAGCGGCATAGCTTCAATGATTGGCGACCCGCGCACATTTGCTCAGCGTGACGCCGATAGGCTGGAGGCAGAAAGGCTCAGAGCCATCGACAGGTCGCAAGAAGAGAGCGCCGCAGTTGAAGCGCAAAGGGAAGCATCCAGAACTGAGCAGGAAAAGCTAAAAGTGTCAGACCCAGAGGCGTTTGTCGCTCAGTTTGGCAAGGAAGGCAAAGCAGACGCCAAGAAGGCTGTTAAGACTGCGCAAAAGTTAGCTGTTGCTCCAAGGCCGCCAAGCCTAACGTCTGATAAGGCAAGAGATTGGATGAAGTCCAACGTAGGCATCAGCGTGGATAAAAAAGATGCAACTGACAGGATCCGCTCATTGCAGCGGGATTGGGATAGGCAGAACGGATAAAGGAGACAGAAATGGCTGGACAAGGTTCAAAAGGTGGCGGTCAGGTAGTCGCTCCAACAATGGGCGCAGCGCCTGCATCTGGCATGGCCCCGATGGCCCCGCTAGCGCCGACTGCTGGGTTTAACGTAAACCAAGCATCTGCTGGCGCATTGCAAGGCGCGCTTGGCGGCACGCAGGCGGCAATGGCAGGCCCGCTGCAAGTTGGCGCGTATATGAACCCGTACACGCAGAACGTAATTGATCGCACGCAGCAGGACATTGCTCGGCAGCAAGAGATGGCGATGAACCAGCTTGGCGCTCAAGCAACAAGAGCGCGTGCATTTGGCGGGTCACGCCAAGGCGTTGCCGAGGGTGTTGCCGCCGGAGAGTTTGGGCGCATGGCGGGCGATATTGCCGCTCAGCAGCGTCAGACCGGATACAACACAGCGATGCAGCAGGCGATGGCTGACAGGCAGGCGCGCCTTGGCGCAGCATCGCAGCTTGGCGCATTGGGCCAGCAGGCATTTGGCACCGGCCAAGCGATCCAGCAGCAGCAGATGCAGCAGGGTCTCATGCAGCAGATGTTGCAGCAGTCTCTGATCGACGCGGCGCGTGGCCAATATGCAGGCTATACCGGCGCACCGCAGGCAGCGCTCGCAGCGCCATTGGCGGCGCTTGGGGCAACGCCAGAACAGTACACGAAGACAGAGACAATGAAGCCGGGATTGTACAATTACTTCCAGACGATTATGGGGATGCCGAGGTAACAGATGACACCGTTTGAGCGCCTAAAGTCACGCATATTCGCCACTGAAAGCAGCGGCGATTATAACGCGCTTTACAACTACGCAAACCGCGAAGGAAGTCCTTTCGCTGGGTTTAAGCTTACGGGTATGACGGTTGACGAGGCGCTTGAGTTTGCTAACCCGTCTGGCCCATACGCGCAATATGTAAAGGGCCAAGTTGGTCGCGTTGCTACGCCCATGGGTGCCTATCAAGTGGTTGGGTCTACTCTTGCAGATGCAAAAAAAGGTCTTGGCCTGACTGGCAGCGAGATGATGACAGAAGATCTGCAAGACAAGATCGGGAAATGGATATACAAGACGCAAGGCCCATCAGCTTGGGAAGGTTTGAAAGGAAAAGACATGGCAACTCCAATGGATAGGCGGCGCGAAGAAGAGCTGCGCCAGCAGATGCTGGCCACCGGCATGGCACCACGAACAGCGCCACGCGCGCCACTGTCGGCGTTTCGGCAGGATCGCCCGCAGGCTGCGGCAGCGCCGCAGCAGCGCAGAGGCGGCTTAGGCGGCATCATGGATTACCTTGGCAAGCAAAGCCCGACAACCGGCATGACGCGTGCGGAGCAATTCGCTGCGGCGCTCGATCCGCTGATTATGCCGGAGATGCGCGCCGGCGAGGTGATCAGGGCGCGCGGCGCGCAGCGGCAGGCGGCTGCAACGAAGAACAAGACGGTCGAGTATCTGCGCAGGATGGGATACGATGACTATGCTCAAGCCGTGGAGAGCGGGGCGATCGGCGCAAAGGATATTATGAATGCGCTGGTCAGCAAGTCGATGGAGACGCCGAAAGGCAAGGGTCAGATCGTAAGCGCTGAGCAGTTGCGCAAGATGTACCCGAATGCGGAAATCGCTGAAGGCTTATACAATTTGAAGCCAGACGGCACTGCCAATAAGATCGGAGGCGGGCCAATGGTTCAGATTGGCGGCGGTGAAGGTGAGTTTGCGAAGGTTGGTCAAGCAGAGTTGGCAAGAAACTTTGCCGAGATGGCGCAAGCTGGACGAGATGCGACGTCTAATCTTGGACGCATTAAGCTTCTTGACGAGTTGTTGGATGAAAGTGGCACCGGATTAAGCGCGGGCTTCTTGTCACGCGCAAACCAGTATTTTGGCGTAGACTTTAGAAGCGCCCCAGCGGCAGCCGCTGAAGCCATAATTAGCCAACTTGTTCCGGCGCAGAGGCCACCCGGTTCTGGCGTTATTTCGGATGCAGACTTGGCACTATATAAGGCATCACTGCCGGCCATCCAGAACCAGCCAAACGGCAACAAGCTTATCGTGAAAAGTATGGTTGCGATTACTGAACACAACGCCAGAGTTGGCAGAATAGCGTCTAAAGCGCTGACTGATCCAAATTATAGCATTCAGCAAGCGGAAGATGATATCGCAGCATTGCCAGATCCGTTTGAAAGCGTCAGAAGCTTTTTAGGCGGCAGTGACGCCAATATACCCGCGCCGGACATGACAGAAAGCGAAGCGCTTGATCTGCTAAAGCAACCGAGCGGAGATTAACATGGCTGAAATGACATACGCCGAAGCCTCCAATGTTCAAGCGGCAATCGCCGCATTGGAAAAGCTTGAGGCCGCCGGAACGATAAGCGAAGACGGCCAGAAGGCGCTGGACGCTGCACGCAAAAAACGCAAGCCAGCAAGGCAGGCTGAAATTGAAACCATCGCCACATATCGCGGCTTCCAGAAGGGTGTTAGCTTAAACTTGGCTGACGAGATCGCCGGTGCATACCAAGCGGCAAATGATCTATTCAGAGGCGGCGACATAGAAGGCGCGAAAAAGGCATACGCAAAATATCGTGACCTTGTTCGCCAGCGAGACGAGGCGGCGCAGCTGCTGGCTCCAGAGCAGTTTGCTAAAGGTGAAGTCTCAGGCGGCGTTGCGGGCGCAGCACTGCCGGTTGCCACGGGCTTGCGGATGGCTAAAAACTTAGGCACGGCAGGACAAGTTATTTCTGGTGCGGCCACCGGCGCAACAGCGGCAACTCTTCCAGAGTTTGCTGGCGGCGAGGGTGGATTCGGGCCACGCATGAAAGAAGTTTCGCCGTTTACCGCAGCAACGGGTGCAACGCTTGGCGGTGTTGCGCCAGTCGCGGGGCGTATAGCTGGCGCTACCACCAGAGGCATCCAAGACATAGCACGCGGCGGCAAAGAAGGCTTTAGCGGCGCTGCGCTGCGCAGAGTTGGCCGAGCAATGCAGAGGCCACAAGTAGCGGGCCAAGATATTCAAGCGTATTTGCGCTCACTTGGCCCAGAGGGAACAGTCGCAGACATTGCAGGATCGCCGCGCAGCATGGCGCAGGGATTGGCCACAATGCAGGGCGAGGGCGCAGACGTATTGCGCAGGCAGCTTGAGCAGCGCGCAGGCGGCGCAGGAGAGCGCGTAGAGCAAGTTATGTCTGAGCGTATCGGCCCCGCCATTGCAGCGTCTGAAGAGCGTGCAGCGCAGGCCATGCGCAAGTCGTCTGAGCTTGGGCCAATGTATGACGCGGCTATGCAGAGCGGCGCAGAGTTTGATATCAGCGCGTTGCGCTCTGGCTTGGTTATGATGGCAGACGATGCGGCGGCTAACGTCAGAAGCGGTCTAAACGCTGTATTGCGTGATCTGGGCAAGGAGGGGCCAGTTTCGGCGTCTAAACTCCACAACGCTCGCAGCGCCTTGGGAGACGCAATTACGTCTGCTAGAATAGCTGGGCAGAATAATAAAGTCAGGCAGCTGATGCCCATACTGGACGAGATGGACAAGCGCCTTGATGAAATACCAAATTACGCCACGGCGCGCGCCGGATACGCCGAAAGTTCACAGATCGAGCGTGCGGTGGATAATGGGCGTTCTGTGTTCGCTGGCGGCCCGACATCTGCGTTGTCGCCAGAAGACTTGAAGGCAATGCTCGATAAGATGAAGCCACTTGAGCGTGACGCATATGTGAAAGGCGCGAGAGAATACATTGCCGCCCTTATGGGTACATCAAGAAGCGACGCGGCATCCGCGTGGCAGCAATTTGACAAGTCTTGGAACCGCGAAAAGTTGCAGCTTCTGCTTGGCAAGCCGGACGCGGATGCAGTCACGCAGAGGCTCTTTGCCGAAAAAGAGTTTTCCGGCACGCGTGGCGATGTTTTGGCCGGATCGCAGACTGCGTTCCGCGAGGAGGCCGCAGAAAGTTTGGCCGACATCAGAGAACCAGACAGCATGCGAAAGCCGTCACCCATCGCGCGCGCTTATCAGGGAATGTTCGCTGATCCTGTGAACCGCATGATCGACGAGGTTCTTTACGGGGCCAAGCGGTCAAACTTAAACCGTCAGATCGGTGAATTGCTGTCAATGCAGGGCGCGGATCGTGACAGACTGGTGCCTGTTCTGTTACAAGAAGCTAAGCGGCTTCAAGACCCAACACGCGCGCAGCAGATAACAGACGCGCTTGTTACTTTCGGCCTGACAACTTACGGCGCAACACGCGGAGAATAAAATGCAACCACAGCCAAAAGATCGCCGTGAAATCGAAAGCATCGTGCAGAATGCGATCAGCGATGCCGTTGACTTCGTTGAAAGCGAAATCAGCGAAGACCGCATCAAGGCGCAGCGCTACTACGACGGCGAGGTTGATATTGGCCATGAAGACGGGCGCAGCAAGGTTGTGTCAACTAAAGTGCGTGACACGATCCGCTCCGTGAAGCCAAGCCTGATGCGTATCTTCATGTCCACTGCGAGGCCGGTAGAGTTTATCCCGAAAGGCCCAGAAGACGTTGCGCTGGCCGAGCAGGCCACCAGCTTCATACAGCACGAGTTTACGCGCCTAAACGGATACCGCGTGCTAAACGACGCCTTCCAAGACGCTATGGTCAAGAAGCAGGGCATCGTGAAGGCATATTGGCACGACTACCCAGTAGCAGAAATATACACCTACACCGACTTGTCTGATGACGAATACACGTTTCTTATCCAAGAAGATGACGTTGAGGTGATTGAACATACGATGGAAATGTCCATCGAAATGGATCAGATGGGCATGCAGATCGAGCTTCCTGTCCATTCGGTCAAGATTAGCCGCACAGAAATGAAGGGCGAGCTGCGCATAGAAAGCATCCCGCCGGAAGAGTTTTTCGTAAACCGCGACTGCCGCTCATTTGATGACGCATATGTCGTGGCGCACCGCACAGATATGCGCGTTGGCGATCTGGTTGAGATGGGCTTTGACTTTGACGTCATATCTAACTTGACGCCGTTCGACGGCACAAACGACATGACCGGCGCAGAGGTGCTTGAGCGCCAAGGCTACGAGGAAGACTTGTCGGATGAAGACGAGCTAGATCCAGCCATGAAGCTGGTTGGCATTACAGAAGCCTACATGCGTATGGATGTTGACGGTACGGGCGTGCCGGTGCTGTACAAGTTTCTCTGCGGCGGCACATCATACGAGCTGCTAGACTTCATGCCTTGCGACGAAATCCCGTTTGCCAAGTTTGAAATAGACCCAGAGCCACATAGCTGGTACGGCCACAGCCTTTCTGAGCTGGTGGAAAACGATCAAGACGCAGCGACGTCTATTCTGCGTGGCATCTTGGACAACGTGGCGATGACCAACAATCCGCGCATTGGGATTGTGGACGGCGCAGTAAATATTGACGATGTGCTGAACAACGAAATCGGCTCACTTGTGCGGATGCGCCAAGCCGGATCTGTGCAGGATCTGAGCGTGCCATTTGTCGCCGGCCAGACGCTATCTGCGCTGGCATATATGGATCAGCTCACAGAGCAGAAGACAGGCGTTACAAGCGCCTCTGTGGGGCTTAATCCCGACGCATTACAGTCCACCACAAAAGCAGCCGTTCAAGCGTCTGTGCAGGCAGCTGCGGGCCAAACAGAGGTGATGGTACGCAACCTAGCTGACGGCCTGCGTGACTTGTTTGGCGTCATGCTGCGCCTGATGAATAAGAATATGGACGAGGAAAAGATGATGCGGATGAACGGGCAGTTTATCCCCGTCAATCCGCGCATCTGGGATACGTCTATGGACACCAGCATCAACGTCGGGCTTGGCACTGGCCGCGAAGAAGAAAAGCAGATGGCGTTGCAGCAGGCGTTGCAGATGCAGCAGATGGTTTACCAGCAATATGGCCCAATGAACGGCTTGGTGAGCTTGACCAATATCCGCAACACGCTGGCAGACAGTCTGGCGCTGTCAGGCGTGCGCAATGCCGACCGTTATTTCGCGCCGATTACGCCGGAAATCGAAATGCAGATGCTACAGATGCAGCAGCAACAGCAGGCCATGATGGCGCAGCAGGGTCAGGCGCAAGATCCAAACGCCGCATTCTTGCAGGCTGAGCAAATGAAAGCGCAGGGCAAGATGCAGTCTGACATGATGAAATTGCAGCTAGATGCGCAAAAAGCAGCGGCAGATGATGATCTGAAACGTGACCAGATGGCTCAGGATCTGATGGTGGATGCCGCCAAGATATATGGCCAATACGGAACCGCAGTGGACACGGCTCGCATTAAGGCAGAGCAGGATAAAGTTCGCATGATCGGCGGCATGGCACAGGGCGTGCAGCAGTGAGCGCCGACATCCGCATACAAGCCGATGACGCAAAGCGGCTAAAGAATGACACGGCGTTTCAAGCGTTCGTGGACGATGTTCGTGAAGAGCAAATGCGCCTCTTCGCCAACAGCGCAGCCTCTGACATAGAGATGCGCGAGGAGGCGCACGCGATACTGCGTGCGTTAAACAAGATCGGTGACGCACTCGACGCTGCGATTGCAGCAGAGGTCATTTTAGATCGCAAACAAAGGAACTAGCACCGTGGAAGCGACTAGCCTAGAAAATGCCGTAGAGGCAATGTTGGCCCCAGAGCCAAGTGAAGAAAATCAAAGCGAAGCAGTGGAAGCAGCTGAAACGCCAACTCAAGACGTTGAGAGCGAAGCAGTTGAAGATGTTGCGGAGAGCGATGATGACGTCGAGGCATCCGGCGAAGATATAGAAGACGCAGAATATGTCGAAGATGACCAAATTGATGACGAAGACCTAGTAGAGGCGGCTGAAGACACTAACCTCATCCCCGTTACAGTAAACGGCAAAGAAGAGCGTTGGACACTGGATCAGTTAAAGCAATCTGCTGCGGGTCAGGGTTACATCAATCAAAAAATGCAAGAAAATGCTGCCTTGGAAAAGCAATACAAGCAGCAGGCTCAAGCATTGGCCCAACAGCAGCAACAAGTCTTGGCTATGTATCAACAAGCCCAGCAAGGTGGTCTGCAAGCCCCAACCCCACCGTCGAAAGAGCTTTTTGACCAAGATCCAATCGGATACATGGAAGCGAAGCTTACATATGACGAGGCAAAGGCCGCGCACGACCAGCAATTAGTACAGCTGCGGGGAATGCAGCAACAGCAAGCGCAGCAACAGCAAGCGGCCAGACAGGCCCATCTTGCGCAGCAAGCGGAAGTGTTGAAGCAATATATCCCCGAAATCGTAGACCCCGAAAAAGGCGAAAAGCTGAAGGCGGGGATCATTGACACAGGCGTTCACTATGGCTTCACGCCAGAGGAAATGGCTGGCGTCACTGATGCGAGATATGTGCGGGCGTTAAACGACGCACGTAAATATCGCCAACTAATTGCCAACAAAAAGAAGTCTCAGTCAAAAGCTGATGGCGTTCGACCCGTTGTCAAAGCTGGTGCAAAGAAACGCTCAGACGGACAGGCTGCAACCCGTAAAAAAGCGCAACAGCGCTTGCAGAAGACAGGCTCAATCGATGACGCATTGAGCTTGATGTTAAAAGGCTAACTCCTTGAAAGGAAACGACAATGACGCAACCGGCCAACACATTCGACACATATGATTCCGTGGGAATCCGTGAGGATCTAGCAGATGTAATCTACAACGTAGACCCATCTGAAACCCCGTTTTACAGCAAGTCTGCTAAAACAAAAGCCAAGAACACTCTGGTTGAGTGGCAAACACAGGCGTTGCGCGCATCTGCGGTAAACGCTCACATTGAAGGTGACGCAACATCTGCGAATGCTGTTACGCCAACTGTACGCCTCGGCGCACGCACACAGATTTTCAAAAACGCTGTGGTTATTTCTGATACGGACGAAGCGGTAGACAATGCCGGTCGTGCAAAGGAAATGGCGTATCAGACGCTGCTTATCGCTAAAGAGCAAAAGCTCGACATCGAGAAGGCGTTGTTTGCCAACCAAGGTAACGTTGCAGGCTCTTCAACTGCTGCGCGTAAAACTGGTGGTGTACCATCATGGTTGATTACAAACGTAAACTTCCAGTCTGGTAACTCTGGTGCAAACCCAACCGGCGACGGCACAGACGCACGTACAGACGATGGCACAGCAACTGCGTTTTCGCAGGCCAAGTTTGACGATGTAATGCAGTCAATCTGGGAAGAAGGCGGCAAGCCAGATACTTGCTATCTGTCAGCCTTCCAGATGAATGTTGCATTGGGCTTCACTGGTAACAACAACCAGCGCTCAGCGGTACAAGCCGGTGACGAGACTGTTGTAAAATCACTTGCAGTCTATGTGACTCCTTGGGGTACAGTGCAGTTCATGCCATCACGCGAGAACCGCAGCCGTGACGTGTTCATTTTGCAAGATAACATGTGGGAATGCGCAGTATTGCGTGGAACCAAAAACGTTGCCTTGGCCAAAAATGGCGACAACACCACACGTCAGGTTACGACTGAGCTGGCGCTTTGCTCGAAAAACGAGAAAGCATCTGGCGCGATTTACGACAACACCACATCGTAATATACTACAAGAGGGGGCGGCTTCACGCCCCCTCTGCTTAACGAGGGATCGACATGAAAAAAGTTACAGTTGTAGGCCATAAGGTTCACACGTCAATCGGCAAGCTGGTAAAAGGCGACAACGCTGAGCTGCCAACCGCAGAGGTTGAAACGCTTATGCGCGTTCGCCCAGACGCACTGATCGTCACTGGCGATGTAGCCCCAGCGCCTGCACCCGCACCAACGAAACGCGCCAAGAAGAAATAAGACATGGCGAAGGTTTCAGAAAAAATCGACTTTGAGCATGACCACATGGTCATCAAGCAGCGCCATGACGTCAGCCAGTCTCTGAAAGACGCGCAGGTAGCCAAAGACGCGGGCATAGGCATGTCAGGCGAAAACCGGCTTGTCGGCTTCGTGGATGGCGCTGTGCTTGGCGCATGGCTCAAGGAAGCCGGTGTGTCATGGTCTGACACAGAAGCGGCTAAGGAAGTCGTCAAGCGTAAGATGATGTCAGGCGAGTTTTCCAAGCTCCGTGTCTGGGATGGGTCATATTGATGGATGCTGACATGCTTTGGACGGCGGCTCTTACTGCCGGATTGGGCCTGATCGGCTGGGTATTGAAAAGCGCTGTGGACGAGATGCAGCGCCTCAATATTCTGCTGAACAAGACCCGCGAAGAAATGGCAAAAGATTACGTCACCAAAGCAGACAGCACAGCGGTCATGGCGCAGATCGTGGCGCGCTTTGATCGCATTGAAGAAAAAATAGATCGCCTGATGGAAAGATGAGCCATGATAGACCCCGCCACAGCAATCATGGCAGCGTCCACAGCGTTCAACGCAATACGCAAGGGCTGCCAGATCGGGCGGGATCTGGAAGGCATGGCGGGCTATCTGGGGCGCTGGTCTAAGGCGATCAGCGACTTCGACTTTGCAGCGAAGCGCGTAGAAAACCCAAAATGGTATCAGAGCTTTGGCAGCGTAGAGCAGCAGGCGATGGATCTGTTTGTGCAGAAAAAGCAGCGTGAGAATATGCGCGATGAGCTGCGCAAGATGATTAGCGAAACGCTTGGCCCGTCTGCTTGGCAGGAGCTGATCCGCATGGAAAACGAAATCCGGCAGAAGCAGAAGGACGCGATGTATAAGCGCATTGAGCGTAAGGAAACCATCATCGCGTGGGCGGCGGGCATATTCCTGTTTCTGATTTGCGTTGGCGCGCTGTTTGGGTTTGTCTGGATCGCGGTGAGGCGCTGATGGCTGACGGCGTGTCAGGCATAGGCAGCGCACCGTTTAACGTGCAGTCGGACATACACCAGCAAGCGCAGTCGCGTGAGCGCATAGAAGCGCATCTGGTGGAGCAGAGGGTGACTAAAGAGCATAGGGCCAACCACACGCATCTGGAATCGCTCAGGGAGCAGAAGTTGGATCTAGGAAAGGGTTATGATAAGTTTGGCACCAAGACCAATGCTGACAGGCCGCAAGGCACAAACATCAACATAGAGGTGTAAAATGGAAAAGCTGTTGGAATATAAGATCATGCCGCGTCTGATGATGCTGGTGATGACTTTAATGTATATACGCTGTATCGAGTGGGCGCTGACGCAGCCTGATCTTAGCACGCAGCAGAGCGCGCTTATCAGCGTTGTTGCCGGTGCCATGACTGGCGCGTTTGCCGTGTGGCTGGGGTCTGAGAAATGATTGGCCAGATTATAGGCGCAATCGGCGGGCTGGCGACAAGCTACCTCGACGGCAAAACGGCAATCCAGAAGGCGAATGCCGAAATCAAGCTGAAGCAGGCCACAGGCGAGATGGATTGGGAGCAGTCTGCTATCGAGGCCAGCAAAGACAGTTGGAAGGATGAGCTGTGGACAATCGTTTTCGTAGCCATATTGTGCATGAATTTCGTGCCGTCTATGCAGGACGTAATGGCAGAGGGTTTCGCCAATCTTGAGACAACGCCGCTCTGGGTGCAGTGGGGCATGTATGCGTCCATCGCCGCCAGCTTTGGCATCCGCACAATGAAGGGGTTGAAGAAATGAGCGTTGCACTGAAGCTATTGCAGGAAAAGGTTGGCGTTGAACCAGATGGCGCATACGGGCCAAACACAGCGCGTGCAATTACGAAGCATTACGGCTTGTCTCGCGTTAAGGCTGCGCATCTTCTGGGGCAGGCGGGCCACGAAAGCGGCGGGTTTAAGCTGACACGCGAAAACCTAAACTACTCCGTGGAAGCAATGATGCGCGTCTGGCCGTCACGCTTCCCCGACGAGGATAGCGCCAAACCATACGCCCGCAACGGCGCTAAGCTGGCCAGCAAGGTGTATGTCGGGCGCATGGGCAATGACACGCCAGAAGACGCGGCAAATTTTATCGGACGCGGGTTTTTGCAGCTCACCGGCAAAAATAATTACAAGGCGTTTGCACATGACATGCGCTTGCCCGAAGTGCTGACAGATCCGTCGCTGGTTGAGGAAGACTACGCGTTTGAAACAGCCATGTGGTTTTTCGACAAGAATGGTCTGTGGAAGATTGCAGACGAAGGCATAAACGACGACGCCATCGCTAAGATCACCAAGCGCGTAAATGGCGGGCATCATGGGCTGAAGGATCGAGCAGATCGCACACGTCAGGCGTGGGATTGGCTAAGATAGCATAGCCTCAATGCTGTCATCCATAGCCTGCCGCGTAAAATCGGCGGGCTTTATGCGTACAGTTTTGCCGCTTGGCGCGCCGCGCAGTATAAACAATCGTATATCCAAAGCGACATACGCAAATATTTGCGCATCGCCGTTTGCGCGTGTAAATGCGTAGCACACTGGGCGGCCACGATCTGGACGTGGCCCAAGGGTCGCCTTTACCTGCATGGTCAACAGCTCACCGCTGGCCGACTTAACCCATAGGTCATCGTCCTGCATGTCTACCCGATGGCAGCGTATCCCGCGCTGCTCCAGCTCGGCTGCGACGAGAAACTCGCCAGCACGACCGACGTTGATGCTGTTGGCCACGCGCGCAACATACTGCATTTAAACGATTTTATATAGAGGCGAAAAAAAGTTTCCGTCGGGTG